GGACGACCCCGAAATAGGATTGATAATAATTCCGGGTGTCGCTCCACCGGTACCAAGAATTATTATCAATGGTGGGCTGCTTTGCTTCAGCCTGCCGAGGCAAAAAAAGAACCGAGCGGAATAACCCGCTCGGTTCTTTTTTCTCTATTCTTTTGTGTCTGCGGGTGCAGCCTATATAACTGCTTCCATTTTGGAAGCAGTTGCTACCCCGCGTAGGTACGCAGGCCTTCGAGTGCACGCGCCACCTGTCGCTTATTCGTTCTGAGTTTCGTCCGACTCGATTATTTCAACGGGCGGCTCGTGATCTGAATCTATTTTGTCTTTGTAATTCCTGAGCCATTTTTTGAGCCATTCCGGGATAGGCGCGCCGAGCTTACCGGCGTTCTCAATTATGCTGCCCAGCTCTGTGATTATGTACCAGAGCAGCACGACCGGCGTGATGAGCGTCCCGAACGTTATGCCGATGTCTATGCCGGCACCGTTAATTATTACACTAATTGCTATATCGCAGAGTGCTGCCACGAGCACGGCGACGATCTCGCCCAGCTTGTGCCACAGTCCCGCTCTTGCTACGGCGGACGACCAGTCCCCGGCGCTCTTCGCGGCCCATGTTCCTGTTGCGTAGTCGAGGACTATACAGGCGACCCAGATTATAACCGCCCAGCCGACCCAGCCCCACAGTGCCGTGAGGAAAGCGATAGCGGCGACGATCCATGCCTTGAACTGCAAGGCTTTTTCAGGTGCATTCATTTTTGTTTCTCCTTCATGTTGTCAAAAATCATGGTTTTTCGTGCATATAGTTATTTGCCGCGCCGGTTCATGTCAGAATTTTCGTCATTTCTGTCCACCTCCTATCAAGCTCTTGTACGTGGCCGCGCCGCAGATGCCGTCAACCTCAAGCCCGTGCTCTGCTTGGTAGGCCATGAGCATGTTGCGCGTCCTGGTTCCGAACTCGCCGTCGATCCACTTAGGATCATAGCCGAGATACTTCAGCGCTGCCTGAAGCATGGCGACGACTACGCCCGTCTGTCTGTCCTCCAGCATGGGCAGCTCGACGGTGACATAGCGTGTCGGCTTCTTTGCGGCCGGCACCGTGTCCGGTTCTGCCCCGGTGTAGCGCAGTACGCAGTCCCACGGATAGTTGTAGTAGCCGCGCGTGTATATCTCGCGCCCGGTCTGGTCGCCGGTCTGCCCTCCGGTCACAGTGCCGTATTCGTTAATGCTTGCCTGCACAATCTGTCCGCCGCCGATATACAGGGCGGTGTGATGGACGTGGTTCAGGAGCACGTCCCCACGCTCAAGCCCCGCGCCGGTCGAGAGGTCGACGCTGCCCGTCACGTCCTCAAAGCCGCAGCGCAGCATGTCCCCGCGCATGTTGCCCGTGTAGGTGCAGCTGAGGGGAACCCCGGCCTTTCTGTATACCGAGATCACAAGGCTGCTGCAATCGTAGTCAGGCCCCCAGCGGTTGGCCTGATCGTAGCCGTGGCTGTCGTCCGCCGCTATCTCAAGCGCGCGGGTCAAGGCATTATCAATGATTCCCATGATGTCCTCCTCACTCCGTATACTCCACGCCGTACCGGTCGAACAGAGCCTTGACCCGAGCGTCCTTGAGTATCTTCTGCTGTTGGCCATGATTCAGCGCGTCATAAACCGTTTGCAGCGCGGTCTTGGTATCGGCGGCTACTTCCTCCGCAGCTATCGTCCATTTTCCTTTACTCATTGACCGCTACCCCCAATACATTCAGCGCGTTCTGCATGTCCTGCTTTTCCTCATCGCTGCCGCCCTGCTTTATTTCCGCGATTTTGGCAAGGATAGCCTGTTTTCTTTCTTCGATGGTCATGATGTTACCCCCAGTGCGGCTTCAATTTCGGTCAGTGCCGCTTCATACTGTGCGTTCTGCGCCGCCACGTACGCCGTCTGCGCCGCATACGCCTCGCCCAGATCCTTCCACGGTGCCATCATCCCGGTGAACACCTCGCCGTCACCGCGCGTCCATGTCTCATCCGACGGGACAAAGCGGAAGCTCTCTATCCACTCCGGGCACTTGCCGTCGAATTCATTCGTCTCTATTGCCCTGCGTCCCTCTGCTGCGGAGACGTAACATTTATAGTCGCTGTCTATGTAGATCGTCACGCTGTGTCCCTCCTCATTCAAGCCAGATGTTATAGACCTTTCCGGCGGAATATGATCCTACAATCTTGATATATTCTGAGTCCGTCAGCGCCGATATATCGCACTGCACCGTATTCCGGGCAATTGTGCCCTGCGCTGTGCTGGTAACTTTGGCAGTCCAGTTAGTATTATTGATCGTAGTGGAGGCCGCGGCATCTGTGCCGACGCCAAATCCCATGCCGTAGTTCCCGCCGTAGTTGTATGAGCACTCAAAATCGAAACACAGTTTTGTATAGCCACTCAACGCGACGGCGGGGTCGATATAGAATGCTACGCCGCCGCTGCTGGAGTTGCCAGACCAACTGATTGTGTTGCCTGAAACTGTCGGCGCAGAAATCATGCTGTTGCTCTTGATTGAGTACCCAGACGTCAGCCCCGATCCATTTTTAAAGATATAGAGCCCATACGTCAGCTCCACGGTCTCGACCTGCCCCTCAGCTGTGATGCTCACGGCCTTGCTCGTGCTCTTGCTGCCGCTGACCGCCGTGACCGTCCACGTTCCGGCGGAGGGGATAACAAATATCGCTTTACCGGTGGTATCCTTCGCTGTCAGCGTCACGCTGCCATTTGAACAGGTGCAGACGCTCCCCGAGGGGTATGTCACGTCGATCACAGCATAGACGGCGGCGACGGTGACGATCCCGGTCGTGAATACACCCTCTCCGACGGCGGTCTGGGCGGATGCCGATGGAATTACAGTCTTCGCCGCTTGAACTGGCAGCTGCTTCGTTGCGGACTTAGTCCCGGCGGCGACTACGCCCGCGGCCTGTGTGGCCGAGGCGGTGATCTTCCCTGCAGCGTCGACCGTTATCGCGGGCGTGGCCTGCGTAACGTCGGCAAGGGCGCCGGTCTTGATCTGCTTGTCTCCGGCATAGAACTTTTTACCGCTGCGTACATCTGCGGCCTGCGCGTTGGCGAGGGCAAGCTTTGAGTTAGTCAGTCCCCCGCCGCCCATGATGCCGTTGCCGAATATCTCGCTCATGCTGTCACCTCCGTGATGCTCACCTGCACGGTGATTGCCGCAGTGGGTTTATCTCCGACTGCATAAGCGGTGATAGTTCCGGCGTTGTTGCCAAATACAAGGCCGTAGCCGCCATCCATTGCTCCGTTCATAACAGTGGTGTCGGGATCAATGTCAATACGGCTATTCGCTGTGGCGCCGTTGATCGTGACCGTCTGCGAGTACGGTGATGTGCTGCCCGTCCACGATGCGACCGGCAGCGTGACTGTTGCCGTTTTTATCGCGGGAGCTGCGCCGACCATCTCGGGGGTGTAATCCCCGTTTGCTGGCACCACGGTGCCACTGCGTCCGTTGAACGTTATCACGCCGCCGCCAGCCGCTGCAGCGGCCTGCTGCGCCCAATACTTTGAATTATTGTTGTGGGTTTCGTCGGAAGCAGGTACGGCCTGTCCGCCTCTGGTTCCTACTGCCCATGCTTCGCTGTTCTGTGCGGACTCTCCTGCATTCTCCTCGGACTCGGCCGCCGAAGCAGCGGAAGCGTTTGCTGTCTGCGCATTCGCGGCGGAGAGCTGCTGGCTTGCTGCCGCCGCCTCAGCGGAAGCCTGCGCCGCTGAGGCGCTTTGACTGCTGCTTTGTGCTGAAGCCACGCTATTGTCCTTAGACTCGGCCGCTTGTGCCGCTGAAGCTGCCGCCGCCTGCTTCGACTCCTCGGCGGCGGCTTCCGAGTTTGCCGACTGAGTCGCCGAATTCGCAGCCGCCTGAGCATATTCGCTGGCTTTTTGGATGTCAGGGATTGCTTTGACTATCTCGGCGAGCGTTTCGGCCAGAACATTGAAATAATCCGAGCTTTCAATCTCGCCATCACTTACCGCGCTCGCCTCGACTGCGAGTATCCATGCAAAGCTTGAAAGCTTCTCGGCGCTCTGCGTGTAAAACTCAAGTTCGATATACACATCCCCGCTCACGGTCAGCGCCTGTGCCGCAAGCTGGATCGTAGCGATGTTGCCGTTCATGGTGACGGCTGCGGCCTTGTTCTCGGTCGTGTCATACCAGCCTATAGTTCCGTCTGGCTTCCGGTACCTTACAGCGGCGAGCACACCCGTCGGGGGTGTCCATGGCTGCGACCCCTCCAGCAATGCGGCAGAGATAAAGCGGCTCTGCTGGTCGGCCTGTTTTGCATAAACCAGCGTCGCCACATTGGGGTGAAGCAGGTCAACCGTTATCTGAGATGTTACTTTCATCTTTCGCCTCCTGTGCAGGCCGCGACTCCTCAGCTATAATCTGATCGAGCATCATCATGCAACCGAGCATTTTATCGATGTTACCTCTGCCGCGCACGTCGATTTCTTCGAGTGTCCGGCGGACGGCCTTGAGTCTTTCTTCCTGTTTCATGCCGTCACCCTCTCAAGAACGACGTTCGTATAGTTGGGTTTCAGTCCGCGCTGAACCGATACAGCTGATGTGAATCCGTCGTACGTGCGTGTGCGGTCGTCATTCATCTTTATGTCAAGATGCCCGCTCGTGAGGTAGAGGATCGCATCGGTGAATGTGCCTATAAACTCTATGGACAGCTTGTTTTCCTCGATTTGCCCGTAGAGTTTAAGTTCAAAAGATTTTCCGGCTGTTTCTACTGTCATAATTTCTCCTTTCGGGGATTATTCCCACATAACAACATTGTGTGATATCCCGTTAATCGATAGTGTCCCTAAATAGCAGTCATGCCCGCCGATGCCGAGTGCGCCAGCCGCCAGAGAATTAACGCTGATATAATTGCTGCTGATATTCCCGCCGTTGCACTGCCCGTATGCGGTGGTCCCGCGAGAGACATAACCGCTGAGTGTTGAGTCGTTGTTTCCCGGGGCAACTGTGTCATATGCGAGATTGCCGCCACTGCCGCCCGAGAGTGTGTAGTCTCCAACTTGATTCCCCTCGATGTAGCCCGCTCCGGTTTCTTCGGCCTCGGTCAGGATGCTGGAAGCGTAGACGCTGCCGGTGAACTTGCCGCTGGTGGCAGTGAGATTGCCGTATTTGTCGACCTTGAATGCACCTTTGCCGAGTGCTATGCCGTCAAGCCCGACATACACGCCGTCGTGCTTTGTATCGTCGAGCGCTGTCATGCCGTTTCGAAGTGAGCTCGCGGAGAGCGTGAACCCACCCACAGTGACATTCTCCGAGGACAGTGCACCCGCCTGTATGAAGTCGGCGACGATCTTGCCGTCCTGCGTGATTGCTGTCCCGAACGGCCCGTTATAGCCCTTGGAGCTGTACCCGAGGCCGCCGAGGTTGAAGCGCCAAACGTTGGCTGCGGTCAGCATATCGTCAGTGTCCATGATGGAAAAGCCCATTGGCTTTCCGTCGGAGTTGAACTGAAAGACGAAGTTGCCGCCCTTGGTGCCCGTGATGAGCTGCGTCGCGTTGGCTATTGCCTTGCCTGTCTCGGTGCGGAGGTCAATAGCGGTTTGCTCGACCGCCTGCGCGTTGCTGTAAATGGTGTCAGCAATGTTCGCGCGGATGTCACCTATGTTGATTGAAGTGTACCTGTCGCGCAGCACATCGTACTCTGTCTCCGTGACCTTGGCTGTGGTCTCAATGCCGAGCTTCTCATAAATGACCGTGACGGTATCGCACAGCTTGATCATTTCGGGCGGCGCTGCTGAATCCATCAATCTGGCAATGTCTTGATAGCTCAGTGAGATGGAGACGGTCGGTATTCCTAAATTGTTGTCGTTGATATAGCTCTGCGCTCTGAGGGTAAGCTGCTGCGCGGTTGGCGGGCTGTCGAAGTCTCCCGAGACGTCCAGCATGAGGATGTTGATAAAGTCAAATGTGCCGGGGACAGCTACAATTTTGTCGGGCAGCTCGGTTATCTCTCCGGTCTCGCTGTCGACGTAATACGGATATACCCCGGTGTACATCTTGGAAATGTTCTCCTCCTGCCGGAGGTCTATAAGGTTTTTCCCGTAGCGTATGACTACGCCGCGGTTCTGCCCGCGTGACGTAAGCAGCTGCGTGAGGAAGTGTGTGAAGAAGAATTCGCCGCGGTACGTGTCGAGTACGCTGCCCTCAGTACCGCCCAGCAGGGCGCGCATCGATGTCGGGGCAGTTACTGTCATGTTTGCCGTGGTGACCTTATCCGTGGTGAAGACGAACGGATTTGATACCACCGCATGGCTCTTGAGCTGCTTCATTGCATCGGCAGCATTAGCGGCTGTGAACGGTGTCACGGGAATGCCGCTTTGATCGTATGAAATGTGGCGTGCCTGAACCTCTATAAGCCCGCTCAAGGGGCGGCTTATGTTGTATATGCGGAAAGGTTCTTGCCCGCCGTATGGTGTGACCTGCGCATAGATCAGGCGGCGATTTATGATCTCCTTGTAGTGCAGCCCATCGATTGGGTACTGCATTGTCAACTCATATTCGCCGTTGCGCTGTTCTCTGACCCTGCACTCGGCAGCATCATTAAGGATTCCTATACCGTTCGTGGTGAATGTCTGCGCCGTGGATAAAAATAATATTGGCTTCACAGCGTCCACCACCTCGGTACAATGTCAAGAGCCGTCACGCCGCCGGTGAATGATATTGCCGATTCTCCGGGCAGCAGCACTGGAAACTCAGCAGCTGAGATGTCGCCGTTAAGGTTGCTGCTGCCGAGGTACGCATTTTGCGTCAGTGAGTCTAATATCATCCCGCTCGTGATCTTGCTGAGCGTCACCGTCCGGCCGCCGACAGTGACGGTACCCTTGCCCGAGCCTGTCACGGTGATTTGGGGACGTGCTGCGAAACCGTGGCTGTTTATCATCTTGCCGGCGCCGGTGAAATGCACCGGGTTCTGACCGTCAATGAGGAAGCGGCACGGCTGACAGTTGAACTCTATCGTGGCTCTGCCAAAGTTGTTGAATATATTTTCGAAATTTACCGGCCCTTGAAAGTAGGCATACCGGAAGCAATTGACATCATAGCTGTCGATGAGTTTGCAGTAGCCCTCCGGAGCCATCAGCCACGCCGCGATCCGGCGCGCGAGCGCAGGGAGCCCGCCGTGGAACTCCCCGCTCACGTAGATGTCATAGGACTGCATATAATTCTCGAAGCTGTCTTCGGCGCGCACGATGTCGCCGTTGCGTCCGGGGATGGATATGCTTTCAAGCTTACGTGCCGGATATATCCGCTCGGGGTAATGCTCTACAATGACGTGAAGATCATCGGAGCTTTTACCATTCCAGAAAATCACGCAAACACGCTCGCTTTCTTGCTGTAAGCATTCTCTATCTTGTACATGATCGTCTCCGCGAGCTCGTTAACGTCCTGCCCCGGCGCGCCGTTGACGACGATGTTTACTCCGCCGTAGTTAGTCGTCTGAGTCGCTCCCGCTCCAGTTGTGCCCTCGATTTGCATCCGCATACCGGAAGTTGCCGCCATGAGCGCATCCTCTACGCGGTAGGCGTTCGCATCGATGCCGCGTGCAAGGCCGGTCATCATATCGGGCATCCATTTTTCATAATTGCGCAGCGGACCCTCGTCCGGGCGCGAGAAGTGGAGAAAACTTGATATAGTATTTGCGACGTTTGCCACGGTGTTTTTGAGGTTGTTCCACATATCAAGGATACCGTTGATGAACCCCTGAATGAGGTCACGCCCCCAGCCAATGGCCGCCTGTGGGAGCTCTCTGAATTTCTGCTGGATTGCGAGCGCTATTTGAACTACGCCGCCGATGATGTTCGGTATCTGGCCGAGCAACCCTTGCAGCAGTCCGGACATCAGCCTCACCGCCGCATTTTGCATATCCGGTATCTTTTCGATGAGCTTTGAGACCATCGCAATTGCGGTACGAACTATCGCGTCAAGCAGCTGCGGTGCCGCATCTGCAATGCCCTCAATGAGCGCAGTGATAAAGTCGACCCCGGCGCTCATCAGTTCTGGCAGTATCGTCAGGACCGTGTCGATTATCATAGGCATCGCATCGGACAGCGCGCCAAGCAAAACCGGCAGAGCGGCGACTATCCCGTTTACAAGCGCCTCAATGCCGTCGGTAAGAGCCGGGAGTATCGTCTGTAGAGTAGGCTCGACATACGGAACAAGGGCATTTATGAGCTGCGTAAAGCCTTCGGTCAACCGGGGCAGTATTTCCATGATTCTGGGAATGAGGTTATCCGCAAATGTTACAATGCTGTCTGTCAGATTTTTAGTGAGCTGTGACAGGTTCGATTTTTCATCTGCAAACCCTGTCAACATATTCTGCCAAGCGGATTTCATTGCATTTGCGCTGCCTTGTATGGTAGTGGATGCTTCTTTTGATGTGGTTCCGGTTATGCCAAGCTCTGTCTGTACAACGTGGATCGCTTCAATCATCTTGTCGAACGACACTTCGTTGACTGTCTTCGCCGTGACGTCAATCTGGTCTCCAAGCACGCCGCTGTCGTTTATGAGCCTTGCCATCTCGGCAGCAGTGCCGCCATAGCCAAGCTTGAGATTGTCCAGCATGGTATAATTCTGCTTTGCGAAGCCCTGATAGGCGTTCTGTATGCTGCTGATGTCAGTGCCCATCTTATTAGCGTTGTCCGACATATCGGTTATTGCAAGGTTCGCGAGCTTTGCCGCCTGTTCAGTATCTCCGCCGAGCCCCTGAATCAGCGACGCCGAGAAGCTTGTCACCGTCTCCATGTACTCATTGGCGGAGAGCCCCGCCGTTTTGAACGCATTGTTAGCATAGTTCTCGACTATCTTTGCGCTGTCTCCGAAAAGCGTCTCAACGCCGCCGACAAGCTGCTCATAATCCGAATAGCTGTTGACGGCATCTTTCGTGAGCTGGATGAAAGCGGTTCCGGCTTCCTTTATGTAGCCGCCCATTTTCCGCAGACCTGACATGATAACGTCTGAGAGCACATTTGCTTTCAGAACATCCCCGAAGCTCGCCGCTCCTTTGCCTGCTTTTGTGAAGTCGTCGCTGGTTTCGTCGAGGCCGCTGTTGACGTCCGCAAGCTCCTGCTCCATGCCGTTGAGTGCGGTGGTGGCATTGAGCACAGCCTCCCTCCACTTGAGCGTTCGGGCGTCATTTTCGCCGTACTTCGCCGCAGATTTCTGCATCATGTCCGTCAGGGTTCTGATGCGCTCTTTCTGCGTGGTGATCTGCTCGGACAGAATTTTAGATTTTGCCGCTGCCTTTTCTTCGGCGCTGGTGGTGCTGTTGAAGCTTGAGACTGTCGCGCGCATCTGCGCGTCAAGGGTCTTGGCCTGCTGGATGATCTGATTTATTGATTTTCTATACTCGGCCTCGCCTTCGACGCCGATTTTGGGGCCTATGTTTGTTGCCATGGTGTTATCACCTCAGTTGTAAGGCTTCTTCTATGCTCCAGCTCTTTTTTTTCTTTGCCGGAGTCGCGCCGTTGTATATGGCGAAACAGGAGATCATGTCGCACATTTCGCCGTAGCGTGTGTTAATGATCTCCTGTCTGCTCATATTCAGCATCCGGCCATAGAAGAGATACCAAGCCAGATTGATTTCTACTCTGTTTCGGGTCGGCTGACCTCGTTTTTTTTTGAAGGCTCGACCTCGACCGTGGTCTTGCGTCCGGCCTCAAAGGCTGCCATTGCCTCAGACATCAGCGCCGTGAACTGCTCAGCACTTAGAGCCATGAGCTGTGCCATGGTCAGGGGTTCGGGCTTGTAGGTCTCATCTTCAAAGCTGCGCTGCATCTCATAGGCCTTGTTGAGTTCAATGATGAGCTTTGCGCCGTTGCGCGTCACTCTGCCGTACTTGCCGCTGAGAAACTTCTCAATCTTGGTCAGGTCGCCGTCAGGGCACATCTCCGCAATCTCCACGGACGCACCGACGGTGAAACTAAAACCGCGTTCTTTGCCGAATATGATCATAACAGCCTCCTATCAGCCGCCCGGCTCCGTGTAGTTGAGCATGGCCTTGATGCAGGCCTCGGCGGCGTCTTCGCTCTCCTGATCGTCCGCCACGCGCTTCCAGCGGTGCTTAGTGCTGTCGTCGCGGTGTATGGACATTTCAAGTTCCTTTGTCTGCCAGTCGATTTCTTCTTCCTGCGTGGCGTATTCTTCCGAGGATGCGGTAGTGCGGAGTTTAGTGAGTACTACCGGGCTGTACGATGTGACACCGTCGGACATATACCGCACGACGAAGCCAAGCCCGATATACGGAATCTTCATATCGTCGTCGTAGTCCGTAACGCTGACCTTCGTGCTTCCGTCGATGGTGATTTCGCTCTTGGTCTCCGGCAGGCCCATTATCAGATCCTCTGCCTTGCGGAACAGGCCGTCGACCGTCAGGGTGGTAGTGCCGCCGGTGAGAACGCCCTCCTGGCTCTCGGCCGCCATGTTGTCGGCATAAAACGTATTGTCTGCCGCGGTTTCCGGGTCGATCTTGACCTCTACGCCACGGGCAAGCCGCATAGCGCCTGAGTATGTGACGGTGCCGCCGTTTGCGCTGTACTTGGCTACCCACGGGCGTGAGAAGCCGGTACAGACTTTTCCTGCTGCTGACATATGATTCGCCTCATTTCATTTTGTTTTTTATGTCGTCGTCAAGTGATTTCGCCATGGCCGCCTCAGCTGCCTTTTTGGCCTTGCGCGTCGCACGCCCGACAAAATCATTTTTCTGCATGAATGACGTCCCGCTCACGACAGCACGGGCTATCATCGCATTGGGCTGACCGTGCGGCCAGCGCTTTGTTTTCACTCCGTTGTAGCCGTCAAATCCGGCCTTGGTGCTGATATAATCCTCGGTGTTTTCGATTGGGGCGAGACCGAAACCGTCAATCAAGCCCTTTTTCTGCGGCTCGCTTATGTACTGCAAAGATGAAGCCGACGGGTTTCGTGAGTTGTACCGGTGCATGGCCTCTTCATTGGTGATGGTCGGCAAACCCTCCAGCTCCGCTTTTATGGCATCTGCGACCACAGCCGCGCCTTTATAGACGGCGCGCTTTATTATTTCCTCATCGCCCTCAAGCGCGCTGAGCTTCGTGAGGTATTCGCCGAGGCCGGTGAACTTCATCGTTGCCATTAGCGCATACTCCATGTCCATTCATGGTGAATGAGCTCGGTTTCATCTTCGTACTGTACACTGTTCAGCTCCCAGATGAGCCCCAACCCGCCCAGGGTGCTTTCTATGGCATCCGGTGCCGGGTCATATTCCTGCTTGCTGAAATAGTCCACAGTGCCCGTGAGCGCGTGCTCAGCCGTCTTGTTGTCGGCGGTAAATCCGTTCCCGTTCTCTTCTGCCCATATGCAGAATGGGGGCTGGAGGTTCGGGCGGAAATAGTGGTATGTGTTCGGTACCGCCGCTGCGAGGGCAGTACCGATACTTTCAAGGCGTTCCCGGTAAGACATCATAGAACTCCTCCAGCGCGCTTAATGTCAGGTCTGTAACCTCCAAGCCGTCACTATCAAGCAGATGCTGCACGTTGTCTATCCGGTACTGTGAATCATCCTCGAGGACGGCGTACATACCGATCTTGACGGCTCTGTCCTGCCATATGCGTACCAGCATATCTATCTGCTGATTCACGCCCATGGCCGCGTACTGCCTGTTATAGCCCACGGTCCGCTCACCGTAGTAATGAGTCGACTGCTGTGCAAGCTGCATGACCGGCATTTGCCCGGCTGCCGCTGTGTTCTTGAGCTTGCACACGGTCAGGATGCCACTGTCAAGCGTCATGTCGTGCCTCCAAGCTTCTCCGCAAACAGGCGGTTATTAAGGGCATATCGGAGCATTCGCGGCATGACCGGGTTGTCCTCGGCGCGCTTGCGAAACAGATACGCCGCATACATCACGATCAGGTTGCAGTCATCAAGGTTGTCCGCAGAGAGGGTTTTTATGCCCTCCCTGCGGATTTCATGCGCCGCAACTTCAAGGAGCTGCTGAAGATACGGCTCCTGCGCCGCTGCGGTCTTGTTGAGGTTATACTTCAGCATCGTGAGCAGTTCGTCGTTCGTCATAAGCAGCTCCTTTCAGATCAGGTCTTGGTGATCGCGACGGTGTACACCTTGGTCGCGTTGCCATTGGTCACGGTCACGGTGAGGGTGCTCGCCCCGGCAGTCGGGGTAATGTTGCCGCCGTTGGCTACATTCTTTCCGCCGTAGCTAATCGCTACCTTTGCGTCGATCTGTGCCGCCGCTGCGTTGACTGCGAGGGATGCCGCCGTGGTAGAGAGCGTGTAGCTCTGAGTGGCCGCATCAAAGGCCGGGCTGAGTGAGCCGGTGCCGACGCTGAGGGAATCAAGGTCGGCGTCGTTCGCCGTGTCAGCTGCGAACGTCATTGCGGTGGTAACTTCGCTGCCGTTGATATTAATCGCAACGAACGCGCCCGGAACGACCGGCGTACCGTCCGCACGGGCCTTGCCCTTGAACACGGTGTTGTCCTGGAGGAACTGCACCTCGCGGCTCTCCTCAATCGTCATTCTCGCGCGGTCGGCGTAGAGGTACAGGTCGCCGTAACCGCCGATGATATCGCCGTCCGGGATGAATTCCAGAATGTCGATATCGCCGGTCACGATGGGCAGGATGCCGTAAACATTGGCTACAACATCACCGGATGCGGTGAAAGTGATTGCCTTGGACTTGAGAAGCGCGTAGGTCTTGCTGTTCATCGCCCAGAACTGATTACCGCGGCTGTAACGGGTGAACGTGGCGCCTGCCGCGATCTGGAGGGCTGCCCAGAACTCAGCGCCGGTCTTGCTGGCATCGATCTTGAGGATGTTGCTGGTGTGGAGGTCGACCCATGCAGGGGCGGCAGCCGGGTACCCGGCGGGCTTGCTCTGCTGTGCAAGGCGGGTTACAATGCCGAGAGGCATACTGTTGGCTGCGCCCTTGCCGTAGAGGATCGCCTTGTCGATTGCAAGGCCGATGCTTTCGGAAAGCATCTCAACGATCCAGCTTGCGAGGTTGACGTCGTTGTCCTCCAGCAGGCTGTTGCAGACAGGTACGAAGCCCGCTACCTTGTAGCCATCAAGCGTGGTCTGGTTGAATACCAGAGTCAGCTCATTGATAGCTGCGCACATCTCCGTCCAGACAGCTTCCGGGACCGTGCCCGCGATGGTCTGACGGGTGGTGCCCGTAACAGAGCGCACACGGACGCGGTTGAGCAGCTTGCTGTATCTGTACATATTCTCGGCGATGAGGTCGAGGAACACGACAGGAATGGTCAGCTCACCGCCGCTGACGCCGCGCTTCTCGCCCTTGAGGCTGCGCAGCTGTGCGAGGAAGTTTTTACTATCCTCCTGCCCGATGATTGCGTCGCGCTCCTGGCGAGGCAGCGCGTCCATTACTCTCTGGCCAAAGGGCAGAGAACGGATGTTGATGGTGGTGGTCATATGATTGCTCCTTTCGGTATTTGCCCCACTCTCGGGGTTGTTGATGGGCGGCGTGCCGCGCTGCTCCTCTTCGGTGAGCTGCTGCTCAAGCGCCGCGATTTCGCCGCTGAGGCGATTTTCGGTCTCCTCGTGCTCTTTCCACTCGGTTTCAAGCTGATCCATGCCCTCATTGAGAGCGTCGATCTCCTCCTCAGTGGTGGCCTCACCGATTGCCTCGGTGATGTCGGATTTGCGAGTTTCAAACTCTTTTGCTCTTTCCCTGTGCTGGGCAAGCTCGGCCTTTTTCAGTTCGATGCGCTTGCGCAGCATAATTGCTTTAATTGCCATAATTGACTCCTTTCAGTCTTTCGAGTGCGAGCCTGCGCTTCTCTTCAACTCTGCGTTTGATAACGGTCGCAAGCTCGGCCTTTCTGGCCTCGACACTTGTATCTTCATAGGCCGGAAATGTTACTACGGACACCTCATAGAGGCGCACGCGCTTGATGCGGAACACTGACGGCTGTCCCTCGGTGTGCTCGATCTCCTGGTCAAGGATATCGAACCCGAAAGAGCACTGATTCACATCTCTGCGCTTGACCCGCTCGTAGAGGTTCATAGCATCCTGATCAGCTCGGTTTATCCGGATGCTGCCCCAAAGCCCGATCTCATCTTCGCGGAGTGTAAGCGTTCCCGCTGGTACTCTGCCGAGGACAAGCGTCGTGTCGTGATTGCACAGGGCGCGGACATCTTCCTTTGTCTGATCCGTGAACGCGCCGCGGTCGACCGTTTCGTATGCCTCTTCCCAGAGCCAGTATTTGGCTCCGAATACCGCGAAATAGCCCTCTATGTACAGTTCCTCTCCCTCCGCGCGCGCGGAGAACTCAGCAGCTGAGGGCTGCATGAAGCGTGTGCAGAATGTTGGTTTATTCTCCATCTGTTTCACCTCCCTGAATAAGCTTTTTTTGATTTGCAATCATGCTCTGAGGGATGAAGTTCTCAAGGATCGTGAGAATATCCAGCCCCTCAAGCGGCGTCAAACCGAGCCAGTCCCTGACCTCGTTGCCGGTCATTATTCCGCGGATATACTGATCGTCAGCCACGGCCGCAAGATCTTTGAGGTCGTAGTTATACAGGCTGCGAGGATTGAAACGGAAATACATATCCGGGCTGTAAAGCAGCCCTTTAGTCAGTACCTGCTGGATATTCTGAGACAGCGGCATGATCCGGCTGTTTATAAAGGCGTTCCAGGCATCGCGCTTAAACTCGCCCTCGCCGAGGACGAACGGCGGGACGCCCAATATCGACGCAACTGTGCGCTTGTCCAGTTTCACGAAGTCTGCGAGAGCCAGGTCAGACAGCGTAAGCGGCTTTACCTGCTCCACCTCAAACTGATTCGCCGGTATCAGCCACGGTTCACCGGCCTCGCCGCTGGCTGCGTATGAGTTGAGCAGTTTCTCACGTCCCTCGGGCGATGAAAATTCATCAACAAGGCCGTCGACCTTGACAATGATTGAGGGCTTCCACTTTGAGGACATGAAGCCCTTTTCGGTCGTTGCCGCCTGCTTGAGGTTGTTTGCCACATCACTGAGCTGGATCTGATAACCGACGCCAAGCCACGGGTAATATTCGCCGGGATTCAGCGCGAAGTGCAGCACATTATCAGGCTCATACTCTCGCCCGGCAATTACCACGCGATAGTCAAAATCGCCGTAGGGAACGAAAGAGGTGAATGCCGGCGGTATCGGTATCAGGTCGTCGAGATAGCCCGCTCTGGTGCGCGGCCATGCGACGGCATTGCCGCTGTAATACATCGTCCTGACTATCCAGCGGATGAAGTTGGAGCGCGTCATGTTCTTATTGGGGTTGATGTCAACCTTGCGGCTCAATGCGTTGGTAACGCGTATATCGCCCCGCTCCGTGTTCTGCATCAGGTGAATGGTCTGTGAGCCTACAAGCTGTGCGATGGTGTCAACAGCTGCGCTTATTTCCGGGCTGTCGCTCAGCTTAATGTAGCCCCGGCAAGCAAGATCGTCGAATTTCGATGCGTCGCAGAAAAACGCCGCGCTGCCAGCGCTTCGTGCCTGCATGGGCTCGGCTCGCGGTGCCTGTTTTGTTCGTGTTCTTTTTTTGCTCATTGTTTATCTCCCCACCAGTTACTTGCGTCCGCGGACTTTTCGAGGCTTTCGAGATATCTGATCTCTGCGAATACCGATGCGTCGAAAAGGTCAATTCTCAGCTCGGGCATGATTTTTTCATAGGCGATCATGTCGTCAGTCTTTTCAATGGCTGACACATTCTCGACGCAGTATTCATAAGCTTCTGAGTGCATATAGTACAGTGTGCCATTCTTGACGCTGTGCTCGATGTATCTGAAGCCCTCGGACTTCTTGTAGAAATATTGCGGTTGATCAAAGACGCGGAAGCCGGCTTTCTTCATTCCGATAAAGTACTCCCTGCAGAACTTGCGGTCGTGACCGACAGCGGCGATTTTGAACCCGCTCTTGCGCATCTCGACGAACCAGTTGATTATGTCTGCATGGTTGACCGTCGGACCGTTGCACATGGTCAACCATCCGTCATCCTGCCATCCGAACAGAGGAATGTTATCTTCGTCCGCCTTTCTGTGGGCGACAGCCACCGGGAAAAAGGCGTGCGTGATAATGATATCCACGCCCTTGTAGTTGCCGACAAGGGCGGCGGCAGTGAGGTCATGCAGCTTTGAGAGGTCAGCGCCGCCGTACCATTTGATCGGCAGCCGCCGTAGCTGGTCGAGCGTCCAGTCATACTTTTTATCGGACCGGCGGAACTCATCAATGTTGAAATACGCCTTGATGGAATTTGTGTAGACGTTCAGGCTTTTTGCAAAGAAATCTTTGCGCTGCTGTGAGTCGTTCTGCGCCTGAATGCTGTCGTTGAGAATCTCCTCAGGGCGTATGCTGATGCCATAGGCCGGATTTGCCATCTCATGGACTATCGGGTTTGTGAAATCCACCTCCCCCGTCTCCGGGTCTTTCGGAGCGCAGCACATGAAGATGAACAGCTGCTCATCGCTGATTATCCCCTCAAGCACCTTGCGGCAGTATTTCAGCCTTTGTCCAAGGAACATCTGCTCGTTATCCCCTGCCGTACTGATGCCGATCAGAAGCTTGTTCGAATAGGCCTTCATGGCTTCCTTGAAGAGGTTGTACTGCTTCGGCTTTTTATAGGCGTGCAGCTCATCACAGATTGCAAGGTTGCAGTTCAGTGAGTCCTGCGCGTCAGGGTTTGCCGCGAGGGATTGAATGAAAAATGAGCCGTCCCCGCCGGGCAGCTCCGCCCTTAAGGAATGCTCATTGTTGTTGTTGATAATTTTTACCGCCCCGCCGCTCGCGGCGTCCTCGCCCATGTGCTTGATGTTGTATTCCAGAAATTCAAAGCTTTCCAAGCTCTGTTTCAGCGCCGCACCGACGATGTAACACTTGCTCCCGCTCTTGCGGTAATATAGCGATAGAGCGAATGCCAGGCTTGCCGCAAAGGTGGTCTTGATATTCTTTCGCGGGATGAAGATCAGCGCTTCGTGATACCTTGCAACATCCGTCCCTGTCAGTTTGAACCCGACGACGTTGTAGATGATGAACTTGTGGAACGGTTCCAGTAGGAACGGTGTTCCTCTAAGCGGTGTGCCGTCAAGCTTCTCGCCCTGCTTGTGGACTATCGTCTTTTCAATGATCTGAATGCAGAACTCAGGGCCTTTAGGGTCAAGGTAATATCTTGAGTCGTCGAGGTCTCGGAAGAAACGCTCAACCGCTTGCTTGAGCTCGGGGCAGGCGCATTTCCGGCCGCTGCGTATGCTCTCGGCATACTCAAGGACCACATCCCAATTCCGCCCGGTGATTGCTCTCATTTTATCTCGCTCAACGCTTTGGCCAGCGGACTGAGCTTCTCCTTTTTGGGGGCATCGTTTGTCAACCGCTTTTGTGCGGCGGGGGTCAGGCCAAGCTCGGCCAGAAATTCACGGGCTTTGGATTTGAGGTCAAGGACGATTGTCAATTCCGGGTTCTTTGCTTTGTTGGTGCTCCCGTTCTTATTCGTGTGCTCTATCACGGCGATAGATCCGCTTTTCTTGTATGCGGTGCGTGCCCGATCGAGCTCATAGAGCGTATCGGCAGCAAGGTTTATCGTGATGTCAAAGCCGGTTGAATCTATGTCGAGCTGCCGCATATCGTTCAATATGGCTTCCCGCCATTTTTTCCGTGTCACTCGCGTTTACCCCCTTTCTGTAAAAATCCTTAGAGTTGGAGAAAGCTACCCCCGCCATTAAGCGCGCGCGATACGCGGGCGTGCGTACCGGGGCGGGGTATCAATATTTCCCTCTATCGGAATTGGAGCGATTTTGGGCTTTTTCCGGGTGCTGCTTATTGTGGCATTTTTTGCAGAGGCTCACGAGATTGCTCTCCGTGTAGAAAAGCTCAGGCGCCGCGTCGGCGTGCCTGATGTGATGCACCTCGGCGGCCTCAGTGAGGCGTCCGTAGCGTCTGCACTCGCGGCACATATACATATCACGCCTCAGGATTTTTTCTCTGGTTCTTTTCCAGCGTGCGGTTTTGTATTCGTTCGTTATGTCCATTGTAACGGTCGGCATTCAGTGCCATGTTATCTACGAAGCGCTGGCCGCATCGACGGCAAAGGATGCCAGTGGCCATGCGCGACAGATATTGTTCATCATGTCTGCATTTCATAATTTTAATCCTACGGGAGACAGAGCCGCACCATGGGCGAGATGGAGCCCATGAGCTTTCTGACGGCGGTTCTTTCATCTCCCGCCGCTTTCTGAGCATATATATCATACCTCTTGTTCATGGCTTTTTTGGCTAAACATTCAGGCCGTATTTTTTTGCCGTGAGCTTGATAAAATCGTTGTGCCAATTCTTGGCCGTCCCATATGACACGTTCAAGGCGAGCGCCGCGCCCTGTAAGGTGTGCGTCTGCTCGAAGAATACCATGCTGATAAGTTTCGTGCGCTCCGCAGCCGTCGCGCAGTTTCGGCGCGTTGTCAGGAGCGCCGCCTCCACTGCTCGATATTCGCGCATGTCCTCAGGTGGAAGTTCTCGGAGTGCGACAGCCTCCGCAGTGCGCTGCGTATCGCTGCTGCCCCCGGTTGACGCCCCGTACCTCGCCGTGATCGTTTGCGCTCGGAGCGCCTTAAGCTCGCTGCAATGTGCTGGATATGCCCGGATGATGGATTTCACGAACCCCCACCACTTGTACCGCGTTTTACTCATCTCCCCGCCCCCCCCCTGTCAAAGCTTGTCCAGCGCGGCGAGGTCGAGGAATGTCTGTCGCGTGAAGCCGTAGTCCTTCGGTGCCGGCGCCGGTTCTTCCTGCCGCCTGATCTCCTCGCGGGTCTTCGGCGGGGCGTTCAGCTCCGCGCGCAGCCGCGCCCGCTCTTCTGGTGACCGCTTGTCTTTCACTCTGTCGTACTCGATCTCCGTCAGCTCCCCACGGAAACCACAGATGCCGCACTTGCCCCGGCCTCCGCGCTGGCGGATGGGCGGGATGTCGTGCAGTGTGAACAGCGTCTCCAGCTTCCGGTAGCAATCTGTGCAAAGTCGATCGTGAACTATGTTGCTTTTGTTCTTCATGTCTCGCTCCTTTCTGCGGCGGGCTCTCCGCCGCTGCTGCTTATGTCTGCTGCTTTCTTCTCCGGCAGGATGTAACGGATGTACTGAGGTGCGCCGCGCTTATACTCTGCGCGCTGGATAAGCTTGCAGTTGCGGGGCACTCTGATCTCGGCGTCGCTCACGGCTACGCGGTCTTTCGGCTGCGGGCGGATGAGATTGCGGGACGATACGAACTTCTTTGCGTTGAGCGTCCCGCGCACCTGAGCTATCAGGTACTCGGCTATCGGCATATAATCCTCCTGCTTGCTCAGGGGCTTGCAGTACGTGCCGCCGCGTCCCCACTTCATGCGGACGATGTGCTCGCATGAGGCCGGGACTATCAGGTGATGATGAACGCGCACGGTCTCCTTTGTGTCGCCGTCCATGTCGGATGTAATCGCTATGTACTTTAGCTCATCGGCGCGGCCTTCCTTTTCGAGGGCGCGCTTCACCCTGCGGAGATAGTTCTCCATCTCCTGGGCGGCAGCTTCACGGATGCAGCGCAGTTGATCCTCTTCGGGCAGACTGTCATAATCTGGGGCGGCTTTTCGGGCGGAGCGCTCGAGCTTCTTGTATGATGCATCGGAGTAGTCAAGACCGAGGAGGATATCTCCGTGTGTAAAGTTCGCATTGATGAGACGGGCAAGGCGCTTCTTCGTGGAGTATTCATTCTGCTCCTGCTTCTTGATGCTGGATTCTTCCTTGCGTCTGTTGCGCCGGGTGCGATCACCGAGAACGAAGTACTTCGTCTTCTCGCCGACCTGCCCGGCTTCGTATGTTCTGACTACCCAATATCCGTCCTTCATGGTGCTCTCCTCTTCTGTCTATTAAAGAATGGCGGATTACTTAGGCTCTTACCGAGCTCGCAAACGCGCGTGCGCGCGCGTTTGCTTTTTCAATATCCTCCGCCTCAAAGTGGGCTCTAAGGTGCTGCCGGTCCGCGGCAGCACCTTACAATCTACTTTGTGCTTGCGGGGAGGGCGGGCGCGTTATGCTCCCGCTCCTCCGTCATTGCTTGCTCTCCTGTTCCATGCCTCGATCGCCCGCTCCGGTGTAACAAACTCCGCCATCTCAGCGCCGCAGGCTTCGCAAATTACTTCCCAACGTTTGTAATCTTCATTGGCATAGATGATCTTTTGCAGGTGAACAGAGCACCCGCTCTCCCCGCAAAACGGGCAGGGTTTTAATTCAGGCATCCATCTGCACCCCCAGCTTATCCATTATCGCCGTGAGCTCGCACGTCGCTTTGCTAAGCGTCTTGAGCTGGTTAGCAAGAACATCTTGAAAGCACATTGGAGGCTCCGCCTCATCTCTGTCGGAGTTGCTCTCGCCGAACATGTGATCATTTATCTTTTGTGCCATGATCAGAATTTCTTGTGCCATGTTATTGGCCTGATCCATCATGCTCGAAAGCGTGGCTGCACTCCCCTGAAGCGTCCCCGCCGCCGGTGCACAGCCGACGCTATTTCCGTTGTCTTCGTAACTCATAATTTTATTCTCCTCCATTCTGAACAGCCGCCGTTGTTCTTCCACACGCAGCGGTCGCATTTGCCGTAGCACTTTTTATGTTTGGTCATTGCTGCTCCTCCACATAACACCAGCTTTGCGGGGCACAATGAAGATGCAATCTTCCCTCTGAAGCGCATTCAACTTCGTCAGTCCCGCATTCGTACTTGCAGTCGAAACAATTTGTGCCGAGTTCCGTGTACTCCGAGCACTTCTTGTAGAACGCGTTTAGCTTTCGCGGTTTGTCGTAGATTTTCACGTTAGCGATGTGCCAGCCGTACATTGGCGACTGCACTGCATACGCCGCCACATCGCACGGGCTCATGCAGGCTGCACTGTAGAACTTTTCATCGTGGCCGAACGTGTGATCCTCAATGATCTGATTGCAAAGGAATTCGCCAATGACTTTACCGTTTCCGCATTTATCAATTGCGTTATGGCTGTGATCGTCCGCATAGGAATACCTCGGGCCTGTCCAAAATTGCTTCTTCGCGTCCTTCGTACAATAGATGTACACCTTAAATGGTGGGGTCAGCTTCGGGCGCGATTTCCGCACCTCAATTTTCTTTTCGCCGCTCGCGATCTTCGCGCACCACTCCGGACGTATGCTGATTAAAACCGCTTTCATCCACCTGCCTCCAGATCCATCTTCGCGCCGCAGTTGGGGCAGTATTTCATCCGTGCAGCAAATCCAATTTCGCAAGCAGAACAGTACCAAATATCCCCCGCGGCCTGACTGTGGAACGGAACCCATCGGCCATTGGCGTTCTCCTTGTCCTCAAAGCGTTTGAGGAATTCGCGCAGCTCCGCGCATACCCACCCCGCAAGATAGAGAAGTGCTAACACGCCCTCCATGCTATCGGTTCCGCCATACAGCCAATCCACCATTGCAAACATAACATCCTCATCAGACATGGTTTCTGGAATCTCGTCTGGTTCCATATATCGGCAT